CCGGCCCCCAATAATCTCTAAAATAAAGCACCTTGGCGCGGTCCAGCGTCATGCCCGCGATGTCCTCTGCGGGGTAGGCGCGCTTAGAGATCCCGTAGCGGGTCTCGCCGCCAGGATCTTGCGGGTCATTTACATACCCACCCTCTAGCCCGACAGTGCGCTGGAAGGCTGCGTCGAAGTCAGTCACTTCAGCCCCACATGCGAAAGAGCCCAGGATGCCAAGCCACCCATTGCGGAGGCTATCGCCATGCCAACCCAAAAGCCCCCCTTGCTTTTATTGGCAAGCTCTAGAAGAGACTTCATGTCTGCCTGTAGCTCTCCGACTTGAGACTCAAGCGCTTCTACTTGCGCTGTCAGACGGCCGAACTGTTGCGGGTCAATGTCAGACATCATCATCCTTAAATTTGATAGCGAACGGTCAACGCTGAAATGCCTTTATTGCCTGCCGCAGTGAATGCGGCAAATGCGTTGTTCAGCGTGATAACCCCTGTACCAGATACAACAGTGACCGGGCTAAATTTCTCAGTTCCGCTATCTCTGCAGATTCCGACAAAGGTGCGGTTTGTAGTGGGCCAGAGCGTTGCAGGCATGCCAGTAACAGTTGCCGCCGTGGTGTTGCTGACTCCAACCAGATCAGGAAGATTCAGCGTCACATCACGCCCCTGCACCGTGTAGGTGACAGTGGCAGTCGGGACAGTCGTGCAGCCGGTCAAGCTTCCAGTAAAGCTACCCGTATCGCCGCTTGCGTAAGATGCGCCGTTATAAGTGGAATTGATAACAGTTGAGTAGCTGACACTAGGCCGAACAAGATTGATTAGGTATGCGTTCTTGAGCGTCAGCAGATCGCAGCTAATGTTTGTCTTGTCGGTGCCAGCCGCAGCCCAATAATCCTCGATGCTGACAATCCGGGCGTTACCGATGGCGATAGATGGCCCGTCGCTCACACCAAGTATGTGCCCGCCTTTCAGGTAGAAAGCTAGTCCAAGAGGGCCAGTTGAGTATTCGACTCGGATGCAAGAGCCGTAGTTGCTTTCAAACCAGCAGTCACGGAAGCTAATCATTCCGTAGCCGACTTCAGCAATGCAATCCTTGCGGATCACCACTGCGCCAGTTTTTGCAGAAATCGCAGTGTGCGTTCCAGACCCTGCACTTGACGCAGTGATTGCAGCGCCGCCAACTGTCGCAGATAGCGTGATAGAGTTGGTTGCAGTAGAAGCTACATAGTAGATTTGCTCTACAGCAAAACCAGTTGGCAGAGCGCCGCTTGTCGTGATTGACACCGGATCATTAACAGACAAGCCGTTAGCGGTCCATCCGACAGTGGATGACCCGTTCGTAAACGTCACAGCCGCAGTGGGTGAAATGGTCCCGCAGGTTTCCGTGTCGCAGGTGTCCCAAACTGCTTGACCGCAGCCGCCGATGTCATAGGCAAACGATGAACATCCGGCCGTAACGACCCGATCAAACTTGAAGGAATTGCAGTAAGCGCCAGCGCCAGAATGCGTGGTTTGCTGGCCCACAGTGCAATTGCCGATGGTGCAGTTGTGAACTTCGCTGACTAGCGAGTTACGCCACAGAATGCCCGTGACAAAGGCATCGACGTCTAAGTCTTCAAGCTGTACATTTGCAATCCCATCAAAAAACAGGCCCACCGCCATGGTCTTTGTCAGCCCGTAAAACGTCATAGAACTGATGGACAGTTGCAGAGCAGATGCAGGGTTTGCCACTCCACCATTGGTAAACGTGAACAGGTTTCCGGTGGCCCCTGACTTCTGCTTGATCGTGGTCTGATTGCGGGCCGCACCGAAAAGCCGCACGCCTTGAGTCAGTCGCGTGCCAGACACAGTGACCGAGACGTTAGAAACGATGTAGGTTCCTTTAGGCAAGAACCCAGGTGAGCCGACCGTGTAGCAGTAGTTGAGGAAGTTCTGAACCGCTACGGTGTCGTCTGTAGTGCCGTCACCCACTGCGCCAAAGTCTTTGACCGAGACGGACTCCCGCAGCTTTGTCTGCAGCGTTGTGGCAGTTGCTCCAGTGCCGCTTTGGATGAACCCGACCAGGCTAGAACCTGAATACGCAGCCAGGTTGGTCGTGAAGTTTGCGGCGTCCGCGCCTACGGCTGTGATGTTGTCATCGTCCGTCAACGTCACGCCTGCGCTGGTCTTCACGATGATGCGATAGGCGCTCGTCCCCAACCAGATGGACGCACGACCGCCGCTGTCCAAGACAACAGGGTTAGCATTCGGGGTTCCGCCGCCTTGGGTGGTATAGGTGGCAAGCGGTGTAAGGGTGCCCGCAGCGTAGGTGTAGACTAGCCCTCCGCTCAGAGGCACCCCAGAGTTGTCTTCAGCCTGGAAGCGTCCTGCGGTGAAAAGGTATGCCATGTGCTTTCTCTCGGAAATGAAAAAAGCGCCCGTAGGCACTTTGCTGTGATGTTCGGAATCGACCCGATATTTCTAGGGTGGTGCGTTGCGGCGGTTATCCTCGCGTGCCTGTGCGGGGAGCGCTAGAGACATCAAAGGGTTTACTCTTGCGCCCTGCGCCGGTTGCGCAAATGTCTGAAGCGCGTTTCGAGGAGCAATGATCTGCCGCTGCTGCAAGCCCTGAATCACGCCACTGATTGCATCGCGCCCGATGGGCAATTTTTGGGCAATTCGCTCCAGGGTATCCAATCCGCGCCCCAGCACCAGAGCGCCGCTGTTGCTGTTGTTGACAGCAGCCCCCGCTGGCTGGCTCTGCATGTACTTTGCAGCATCTCCGATGTCCCGCATCTGCTGGATTTCTTCTCGGCTGAAGAACGCAGGCAACTTGTCCTGAATGTCTCGGAAGGCATCGCGGTAGGTCTTGCCGCCAAACTTTATGATGTCAGCATCGCCGCCTGTCGCTTTGTCGCGCAGGTAGCGAACTAGGGTCTGCCGCATAGACTGTGCGGCCTCTGGGCTCAGTTCGTTGCGCAGCGCCTGCACATCAGCCACGGTTGCACCCTTGCCGATCACGTAGCGCTGGATGAACTGATCGGGCTCCACGCCATCGGCCACGGCGCTCAATGCAGGGTTGGCCTCAATCCTAGCCATAAGCTCACGGTGCGCTGATCTTGCGCGCTGGAATCCTGCGATAGCTTCCCGTCCAGCCTGCTGACCTGGTGGCGTGACAACGCCAAGTGGAACAGGCAGATTGCCGGGGTTGGTTGCGATCACTTCCGCATTGTCTAGAGCGCTGCGCACGATTCCCAAACCGTGCCGCAATGTGCCGTCAGCGCCAGCCCCTCTGATGCGTTCACCTAGAGCTCGCACAAGCTGCTGCTGATAGTCAACCGTCAGCGGAGTTGCCCCGGTCGTCAGGTCGTTCAGCACCTTGTCGATTTCTGGCGGAAGTTTGCCGGCTAAGTCTTGCTGCAGCCTGCGCGCTGCCACTTGAGCAGCGGCAGGTCCATTCAAAACTACGCTTCTACCTTCACTGTCACGCGCCGCCGCGTAGAGCGCGTCACGGCTAGCGCCAGCGCTCTGCAGGTTTCTGTCCAGAGAATTGATGACCCGAGAGCCTGTTTCGGCCATGCTCGGCGCGTTGGCCGCTCCAGCATCGTCCAAGCCTTGGAGCAAGGTGGAGACATTCCTGTTTTCAAGTTCCGGCAGAGCCTGCAACGATGGGTCCGTACTGTTTGCGCCAGTCTTTGCTAGGTTCTTTTCCCGCGTGATCTGTCCTGGGTTTTGCGTCAGTTGGCCGACCGTTGGGGTGGTGCCTGTGCGCTGGAACACAAGCATTCGACGCAAGGCACCAGCGTTAAGCGGCTGGCCGTTGCTCAATGCCGCTGCCGCCTCCTCCCGCATGTTTTGGCGGATGCCCTCGGGGACGCTTGACCAGTCAATGCCAGACCTTTGCAGAGTCAGGCTAATCTGCTGATCTGCGCGCTGAAGCTCAACGGCCCGTGGGGTCAACATCCGAGCAAGAGCATTCCCCGCCGACCTGACGCCGCGTTCGATCTTGTCTGCGCCAAGCCCGCCTGCCACGCCGCCAGCAAGGGACGCGGTCAGTTGTTCTGCATCGCTGCCGCCAGCCTCGCGGACGCTGCCACCGGCAACACCAGATCCAACCGCCCCAGCGCCTTGCACAACCGGCCTCGCTGCAAAACTATTCAACACGTTGCGGGTTATGCCCTGCGCGCCATCGGCAAGCATGTTTGCGCCGCGTGACACGCCGCCAGCGCCGAGCAAGAGCGTGCCAGCATCTGTTGCGACACGTTCGTTTGCGTTGCGCGGTTCAGGAACCCCAGCCGATGTCATCAGCGCATTGAGCGCCGGCATGGTTTGTTGAAACCGTGGCCCATTGCCTTTGCCGGCCACCAGATCCGCCCCAGCGTTGTAAAAGCCCCCAATCGCATCGGCACCCATAGCCGGCAAAGCCGCCGCAGCATTGACAACCGACCGCCCAACTAGACCGGCTTGCCGTGGGATGTCGCGGATCACATCCCCAAGAGACTGAGACGCTTCGCGGGGCTGTGTCGTCTCAGATTGGCGCGCAGCTTTGTATGCAGCCGCAACCGTGTCGAACTCTGGCGTACCCTTGCGCGCCTCGTTCTTAACGATCCAATCCGCGTACTCTGCTGCCGTTGCCATTATTTGCGCCCGCTTAGGATTGCGTCTGCTGCACTGAAAATGTCAGACTGAGATGAATTTACGCCTACAAAGTCTGTATTTCCTCCGGTCGCCTTGGGGCGTTTCTTTTCTGGAACTTCGGCAAGCATGGTTTGCTCTGCAAGCTTGCGCTGTTTGGCTTTGTCCGCCTTTGTCACCGCGTCGTCGCCATGCTGCGGGAAATAATGCTCGTCTGCATCTTGGTATTCTTGGGGACCGATAACTGCGCCGGATTCCTTGCGAAGTTGCCCAGCAATCCACTGATACTTTGCGGTTTCGTAGCGCTGCTGCGCTTGGCTTTGCGTGACGTTTGTTAGCGTACCTGCTGCTCTGGAAACCTTGTCTCCGATAAATGGCACCATGCCGCCGACAGCCATAGCTGTTCCCTTGATGGCTCCTCTCATGTCTGCAGTCTTTCCGACTTCATCCAGCACATTGGCCGCTTGCTGCATCTTGCTGCCAAACATCAGCGCCTTTGACTGCCCCTCTGTCAGATCCTTTTCTTTCGCACCGAGCGGTGCGCCGCCCATCATGACTGGCGTTGCGGTAGCCGAGCCAGGCGCAACCACAACGGCACGCTCTGCGTCGTAGACTGGCCTTCCCGCAAGATTCCTCTCTTGAGCCAGCCTAGCTCCAGCAAGCTCACGTTCTCGCTTGTCGGTGAGTTGCTGGCCTTGCAGCGTTGCGCCGACAGATGCCACGCTGTTCGGGTCTTGGGTGTTTTGCGTGGTGTTTGTAACCGTTACTTTGCCGGTGATCGGGTCCACGGCTTCATTCTGAGTAAACCCCCCGTAGTTCTTTGTCTGCAGGTGAGGTGCAAGCAGTTCTTTTGACTTCGTAGGGTCAAGCTCCGACATCAGAAGGTTTAGCTTCCAATTTGGATCTGTCTTTATCATTCTCTGATAAGCCGACGCCACTTGCATCGGCACTTTTCCTGCCGTGACGTAGGAGCTCAACATCTGGTCTGCAGTGTCAGGGTCTAGCGAAATGATCTGGCGTATGTTGTTCAGTCGCTGCGCGTCAAGCGTTGACTGCTCATCCTTGCCAGCCTTTGCCGCAGACTCTCGAGCCGCAGCGCGGGTCTGCGCGCTCTTGTCCAGCCCCTGAATAAACGCGCCGCCAGCCTGCCCGAATCGGGCCTGAATCTGCGCAAGGCTCGCGGGGTCTTGCGGGTTGAACTGCCCTCCCTGCACGTAGTCTCGCAACCCGTTGCGGTCTTGATCCGCTTGCTGCGCCTGCATCAACGCCAGCCGGTTTTGCTGCAACTGCATCTGCCTCTGAGCTTGCGAGTCATACTGCGCCTGATAGTCAGCAGTCGACCGAGCCGGCTCTGCGAACTGACCATAGATTCCAGCGTCAATCGGCATGGTCAGTCCTTAGCCTGGGTAAGCAAGAGAGTTGTAGTCACCCGTGTAGTTCTTGAACGGGTCCGCAACCTGCCCGCCAGAGCTACCACTATTGAACCATCCATTGTTCTGCCCGTAGCTCGCCAGCGCATTCGCAGCGTTGCCCCAGTTCCGCCCGTTGTACAGCGATGCACCAGCCTGCGCGTTGCCGAGCCCAATCTGGTTCTGAGACACGTTGTTGCCGTAGTTCTGGCCAGCCATCTGGTTGTTGTTCGCGCCCACTTGGCCAAACCCCGCGAGGTTCGACAGCCGGTTGTAGCTCTGATCGAGCTTGGTTCCCGCGTAGTCCTGCCCGTAGCGCATCAACTCTTTAGCCGCCGCACCGCTGCCCGTCAGACCCCGAGCTGCGTTGCTGCTGTTGAGCGCGTTGGTGCCCTGATCCAATTCGAACTGATAGCCAGGCTGTGAGGTGATCCCGGATGGGTTCTGCAGCAGGTTTTGAATCTGCGTCAAAGCAGAGTTGCGAGCATCCAGCGCTGGGGCGTTGTCGGCCCGCGCCGTATCGTAGATGTAGCGCTGCGTCTCGTTGGCTTGGTTGGCCGAGTCACGCTGTGCGTTCACTGCCTTGCGCGAAGAATCTGCGCCGATCAGCGAGCCGACAATGTTCCCAATGACACCACCGCCAGAATCACCTAGGAAACTCATGTTTTTACCCCCGCAACCTTAAACGCACGAAGCACAAACTCCCGCTGCTGTGTCTCGCTCTTGAGCAGCGTCGTTTCTGTGCCGAAACTGAGAATTTCCCGGATGAGCCGACGTGATGCCCACCGTCCGCGCCACTCAGGCACGATGCCGATGTGAACCTTGCCGTCCTTCAGGAAAGCGGCGCCGATGGGCTCTCCACCCGACTTGATGCAGAACATGAACCAAGGGGCGCACGATGCCTGCCACTGATCCCGCGTGAACCACTGCAACCGCTCCCGATACGCCAGCCAGCCAGCCTCAATGGCCTGCTCGCGGGCGTATACGTCAAGCCAGATCACGCAGAGACTTCCCGCCCGCTGACCCGAAGCACCACAGAAGACGCTGCACCAGCCAGCGCAGAGATGAACCCGCTAGCCTCCAGCGTGTGCCCAACAACACCGGGGAACGTGTAGGTGCTGTTAGCGCCGATGCTGGCAGTCTCGATCAGGTTTGCGGCACCTGCAGTTCCACCGCTGGGCACCAGCCGCACCGTGAGCGACACCGCTGCGCCCGTGGTGTTCGTGCCCGTGCACTTGTCCACGATGGTGCGCACGCCAGTGGCTGTGTAGTAGGTGGTCTCTGCGTTGGCCGCGAACTGTGCGGTAACGAGGGGCTTGCTGGTGACTGTCATTCTGCTTTCCTATAAATCAGGGAACTGACTAGATGGGACCGTGTATGCGCCTGTGTATCTGCAAGCCGCCGTGATCCTTACATCATCAACTTGTCCATCAAGTGCAAACCCTCCAACCGCCCCAATCTGCAATAGCTTGGAGCCCGCTGCAAACGCATACGCCTGCACCCACGTTGCCGCTAGCGTGCCGTTATAAAGTAGGTAGTAATTGTTTCCGCTGCGGCTTAGTGCAACATGCGCAAAAGTGCCAATAGGGAACGATGACGCGGAAATGTGCGTGTCATTTCCGCTGCCGATGAAATTAAATGCAAACACACACCCACTCGGCCCATCTATGCCCAGCGTCACTTCTGTCGCTCCGGCCAACGATAGCCGTAGAAATGCGGCGTACGGAGTGCTCACTGCATTGTTGAGTTTTCCCCAGCACTCAATTGTGAAGTTTCCGCCAGAGGTCACATCCATTGCTGAAGATGCACCCAAAGACACTACATTGGTTCCGCCGCCGCCTGGAGAAGTCCCGTTTATGGAAACTGCAAACCCGCCGAACTTGCCAGGCGCGGAAAAAGTCGTCCCAGTGTTGGTGACCGCGTTGCCTTTAACGTCTACATAGTCGTTATTGAAATGCAGGAGAGCCCGCACAGATCCGAAAAATGGATCGGTCGCCGCCGCCATCTTCAAGAACCCAGGCCCCTGAGTAAACATTAGGCCACCGCCAGCATTGCGTTGCCGACTAGGATGTCTTCATCCGCGAAGTACATCGCAGTCACTAAGTCTCTGCCGCTGGCTGTCGTCGTCAGTGTCGGAGCCGTGCCGCCAGACCATTTGAACTTAGAGCCCCACGTCAGAGTGCGTGAGCCCGTGCCGTCCTGCTTGATCTTGAAGTTGAGAATGACGCCGTTCTGCAGGTTTAGCGGGTTAGCCATCGTCCGATTCCCGCCGAGCGTCACGGTAAAGTGATTGCTCTGCGCCGCATCAGGCGTGATCGTTGCCGCGTCAGTCAGCACTACAGGCGTGACGACTTGCGAGCCTGCAAAGACGTTTCCGCCATACAGTTGTGCCAGATCGGTGCGCGTCCGAGGCATCTGCCCAAGATCGTCGCTGACTGCGTAGAGCGCAGCGCGCAACTCTTCTAAACCGCCTCCGGGGATCTGCCCGTATTCGTTGACAGAAGAGAAGAATGCCGCTTTCAGTTCCTCGATCCCTGCGTCTGCGTACTCAGACAGCGCCAGATCATTGTTCGTAGGCGCAGAAGATCCACCAGCTCTAAGCCACAGATCCCGAAGGAAGACGTTAGCCGCAAACGTCAGCCGGCCATCCGCCGTCACCCACGGGGTATTCGGTGCGCTGAACTGAGCAATCTCAGTCATCTAGCTTGGCCGTCGATGATGCTGAACGGGGCGTCAGCCGAGAAATCCACGCGCCACACACGATCCCGAGCCTGGCCCAGCCGCGTCCACTGCAAGCGCGGCGCGTAGTTGCCCAGCGCGCCCACCGTTCGGCTAATGGGCGTCCCGTAGGTGAAGCCGCCGTTGTCAGAGTAGGACAGATCCGCAGATGGCGTGCCGCTTGCAGCTACTCCCGTGGAGCAATCAAGGATGAACTCTGCATAGTAGATCCGGTCCCGTGCCGGAGATACGTTGTCGGGGCTGATCCGCGAGCGCTTGATCGGCGTGCCGTTGAATGTGTAAGCCGTTGGGCTCATTGTGTACACGTTGCCCGCGCTGTCGCCCACCAGATGCTGATTGAATGCAAAAGCGTGTGTGCTAGAGCGGTGCTGCGTGAACTGGCCCAAGCCATCAAGGTCGCAGCGTTCGTGCCATGAGTCTGTTGAAACTTCATAGCACCAAGTGCTAGCCAGCCCAGGCGCGTTGACGCAGTAGAACGTCTGCCCGTTCTGCTGGTACACAAACGCCGTGGCGCTTGTGAGGTCCGTAGAGCCCTGCAGAGCCTCTTCGACTGCGATGGTGCTCACACGCTTGACCTGATACCCGCCTGTCTTGTAGACGATCCCTGAGCCGTTGGCGTCCCGGCCAATCCACATCAATCCGTTGTCCACCTTGACGGCGCTGAATGATGCGATGCACCCAACCTCAAGCAGCGCGCCGTTGTTGCGCGCAAAAACGACATCACCGCCAGCAACGAACCAAACTTCCGTGCTTTTTTCTCCGATCAGCCAAATCTCTCGATGATCTACCAATTGAGCAACTATCTTGTCGGGGTTGCTCTGCGCAAGAAAAGTGTCCAGCGCGCCAATAGTTCCAGCGTCGTCGATCTTCGAATAATAGAATTGTTGAGTCCCAGGCTGGACAAAAATGAAGTATCCGTCCAGATACGCAACGCGGTTAGATCCGAGCCAGCCAGCCGCAGTGATCTGCGTGAAAGCATTGGTCGCCAGAGTCAGGATGTAGCCGTTAGGCCCCGTGACGACGACTAGCTGCGTCTGCCCCTGCGCGAAGTCCACTGGACCCGTTGACGGAGACACCGTGCCGAGAGCCGTAGCAACGCCAGCACTAGTCAGCTCGTACAGAGTAGATCCAGCCACCACAAACAACCGCCCCGCAGCCTCGCACATGCCACGGATAGGCGAGCCGAGAGCGCTAAACAGCGTCAGGCCAGGCACGCTCTGCAGGATGAACGGAGCCTTTGACGGCGTCTCCATACCGACTAGGTACAGGTTTACCGATCTCTGCTGGCTGGCCTTGCGGTTGGCTAGTTGGTAGCTGGGACCGACGAAGGGGAGCGGCATTGCCTAGATCAGCCTTCAAGCGTAACGTTGTAATTGACAAGCTGCACGCCAGTGTCTGCCACAGTCAAACTATCAATCACAAAGGTGAAGAAGTTGTCTACAGCGGAGTTGTATGTAAGCTCAGTGGCAAACGCCGTGCCAATGTTTGAACCGTTGGCAAGGTTAAAAAATCCAGATTGCACCTTTGTGGCACTGAGTGCAGTAAATGAACCTATTGCGTTTACTGCAGATGCTGCAACCCATGCGCCAGCAATGTTGTTATCAAGAACCCTGGTGTCTGCAGTTGATTTTGCAGTGCCAAATCCACCGCCAATCCTGGCAGTGCCTGCGCTTCCAGAAATTGTTCTATTCAACAAAGCTTCTACCGTAATCTTTGAACCCGCTACCATCATTCCTGCGGGAACTTTGATGTCCGGCTGTGTGCTGATAACTTGAATCGCTCCACCAGAATTGAATGACGCCGCTGGAGTGGTTACGCTTCCCGGCACACCATAAAGCCTTACTCGGCCATTAGCTGGCCTCCAACTAGTGCCATCGCTCCACCAGTAAGAACGACCACCAACACCGACATCAGTGACAACCATTTGCGTTCCGACAGATACCGACGTTGCTGCTGGTCTGCCGGACCAGACACCTACATAGATGTAGCGCAGGTTCTGCTGCTCTACAGGCGTCAGCGGCTGGAAAGATGTTCCAGGGTTGACAGTAAACGTAGCCCTTCCCTGAGCCACGAGCGCGGCCTCGGTAGCGTTGTCCAGCGTGACCGTTGCGCCGTTTGCAATCGCTGCATAAGGCTGAAGAAGGGTGACTGTCATTTGATACCCCGGATGGGTTGCTTATTAAACCGTGATTCCGTTGGATCCAAGCACCTGCCAGAATCCTGATGTTCCGTCGTACTGCGCCCGCAGGCTCACAGCCTGCCCAAGAGCAAGCACAATGCTCGTCTTTGCTGCTTGCCGGTTAAAGGTCTGCCCCGTAAAACAGTTGATCGTGAGAGTCACGCCCACAGTAGTGCTGCAGTTGGCGACCTCCAGAGGCGATCCGGTGTAGGTGTTTGCGGTTCCGCCTACACCGAATCCGACTTGGTCAAGGGTCCAGACAGCATTAGCCGTGCCGGTAAACGCCAAGCACCCTTGATATGCACCGTAAAGCGCAAGCGTGGTCGCCGTGCTGACCTGTGTGCGCTGGCCGATTGGGACAAACGGGTAGACGAACTGCTGACCGGGAGAATTGACGCCAGCCATGCCAACGACACTGCTACCGCTGCCAAGCGTCAATCCAAATGTGCCGGTAAGGTCTCTGAAAAACCCCTGCGGACCGCTGTTGACGTTTACACCAGTTGCTTTGCCGCTGTATCGGCTCAGAAAATTTGTTGCTGCCGTCCCGTCAAAGTCAGTTGTTATACCTTCAATGCAGTGGAATGACCCCTGTGAATTGCGAACGCATAGAGACGATGCTTGCCCTACGTCCTGACCAGAGAAGATGAAGTTGATCTGCAGATCCGCACTTGCGTTCTGCACCTCAATCATGTTTGTCCCTATGCCCTCTGCGTCAATCCCGTAAAAACAACTAGATTGAATTTGGGAGGCATTGAAACCGCCATACCCTACTATCTCAAGCGGCGCATATCCGTACCTGACTAGGTTGACAGCAGTGTTTCCCGTTGCTGTCTTTGCAATTCCCTGCATGAAGTCGGACAACTGAATCACGTTGCCGATTTGCGAGATAACAAAATACGTGATTCGCTGGCCGAATCCGTTGACCGTAGCGTCCACCGTCACCGGCATGTCAAGCGGGAACAGCGTGCCGTCAGGCACTGTGATGTTTGCAGAGCCGTTCGCCATCGTGGCCGCGACTGTGATTTTTACTCCGCCAGAGTTCGCCTGCGCACCAGTTACGACCAAATCATTGTAGGCGCACCCTTGAGCCGCGTTAAAGACAATGTTGCGCTGAAGAGGTCCGCCACCCTCGCACAAAATGTTGTCTATCCGGCTGTTTCCGCCGTTGTAGTACGTCGTGGAAGAACTACCGCCGAACCAGAAATTGCCCTGCGCCGAGGAGCCAATTGAACAGATGATGTCCCGAGCTTTGGACAGGTTGAAGTTGTCCAGATACATTCCCCAAGCTGCGGGAAGCTTGAAGTAAAGGTCCGAGAAATCTGCATAGAACAAACCGCAGATTGATCTAGTACCACGATACAAACCGCCAGCACGGACGCCGTATCTGCCACCATCGACAGCAAGGCTTTTAACCCCTGTGCGAGTGACGGATCCAGCGTAAAGCCCGTTAAAAGTGGACGCAATAACGTCTGCTTCCATCGCAAACGCATCGACCGTGGCAGATTGCTTGATGATGGTGCCGCCAGTCAGGATGCGCCCTGCCGTCATGTTGTACCCGGAACCTTGGTACACAACACCATTGCGAAGGGGGAGCGCAAGGCCTGAGGTGCTTATGTCATACATAACAGGTAGAAGCTGTACTGTGCCGCCACCATTTGCAGTTGCTGCGTTTACTGCATCAATAATGCCGCCGTATGTTGCCGTTTTTGGTGCAAACGTAGGACCTACTGAATATGCGCTTGACTTTAAAGCTTGCTGCTCAACAGCGGTAAGTGGCTGAAAGGCAGATCCGCTGTTAAGCACGAACTTCGCCCGCCCCTGCGCCACAAGTGCGGTTTCCGTTGCATTGTCAAGCGCGACAGTGCTGCCATTCGTATATGTTGCGTATGGCTGAAGCAGCGTAATCGTCATTCAATAGCCCGAAAGGAACCCGGCAAGCCCGCTAGGCGCGCCGATAAGGGATGAATCGAACTCCGCAGCCGTCTGCGTCCAGTTCGCCTTGCGAATGTCAGACTTCGACTCCGCTGCCATCTTGACAAGCGACGGCGACGGCTCTTTGCCGTACTCAGGGCACAACTCCATTGCCAGATTCGCTCTCAGCGCACGGTTGTATCCAGGCGGGAACGTCAAAGTGGTCGCCAAGCTTGCAAACTCAGAGATCACTCGGTCATCCGTCATCGTCACCACGTTGGCACTGTTCGGCACAGGCCAGAAGATCAGCGTCCCGAGCGGCGCGGTGTTGACGTAGACGTAAAAGCGAGTGATCGGCTGCTGAATCGTCTTCAGAGTGATCTGTGAATACTCTTCGTATGAGGTTTCGGCAATCGGGAAGCTGACGCCTTGATAGACCTGATACATCGAAGTGATACGCACCGGCCGGTCAAAGTTGAACTGCCCTCCAGTGCCTACCGTGTAGGTGTCCTGACCCGCTACCAGCGTGCCAGTGCTAGCCGTGGTCCCGTACAGCATCAAGCCGTCAAGGTTCCACGCCTGAATCATGTCGTTTAGCGTAGTGAGGGCGTTAGCGGCCTGCTCACCAGACGCGGTTTGGCCTTCGCCCAAGATGTTTGCAAGCCGAAGCGAGCCTGAAATCAGATCCTGAACGGTTGCCATTCATTCACCCAAAAAAAAGGGCCAGCCCCACACGGGACCGGCCCCAATACCCCAGGAGGAAGGGTTAGACAGTGGTCGGAGAAACAATGCTGTTGAAGACGATCCAATCAATCAGGGTCGTCGCGGTCGCGTTGGCCGTGCCGTAGATCGTGAACGATCCAGCAGCAGGCACAACACGCTCAACGCGCAGCAGCGTGGTATCCGCAGTGGCCTGCGCAACGTAGGCAACCACCTTTGAGCCCGCCGTCACGAACGAGTTCGTGATGACGACCGAAGATGCGCCAGCAGCGATAGCCGCCTTGCCGGTCAGCGCGCCGACAGTCTGCGCGCCGGTGCTGGTTGCGGTGGCCAAAGCGGTGGCACCGTAGCCCTGAGCGATCAGAGCGGCTTCGGTGGAGTCCGGCAGGGTAACCGTAGTGCCAGCCGCAATGCTTCCGTAGGAGCGTGAGAGAGTAATGGTCATGGTGAAATCCTATAAAATGAACCCGCTGGCCTAGCTTTAGCGGGCGAAAAGGTGAATCATCCCCACCCTGACCAGCACCCCAGGGATGCAAGCCATTGATGAGGCTTCAATGAACGAACTGACAGCGGATCGTCTCCGCACCCTTCTGCACTACAACCCGGATACGGGCGTTTTTTCGCGCCGATTTAGCGTTGGCGGAAGCCTTGCTGGCTCTGTCGCTGGCAGCAGACAACCAGACGGCCGAATCCTGCTTAGCGTTGATGGCAAGAACATCAGAGCGCACCGCCTTGTATGGCTGTACGTTCATGGGTTCTGGCCTTTTGGCGACGTTGACCACATCAACGGCAACCCGTCTGACAACGGGCTTTGCAACCTGCGTGACGTGCCGCATGCGATCAACCTCCAAAACCGCATCCGCGCGCCTAACAACAACGGCTTGGGCTTGATAGGTGTCACGCCGAACCATCACAGGTTCATGGCCCAAATCAAGGTTGACGGCAAAAGGGTTTATATCGGTACCTTCGACACCCCGGAGGAGGCTCACGCCGCTTACCTTGAAGTTAAGCGCAAGCATCATCCAGGGTGCACTATCTAGGTATTAAGCCAGATAGATACGATTCGACAATTCGGGGTATGTGGCAGCCCACCCGAATAGAATATCGAATCTAAAGATACTATTATCATTAACCCCATCGTAGAACTGCACAACGCGCATGTTCATGCCCTTGTACGAAGCGCTCGACGAGTCGATCACACCCTTGCCAGCCGGCGGGGTCCACAGCGGCACGGTAGCCAGCGTGAAAGCGTCCCGATGGAACGCAAACGACTGCTGGTATGCCGTCGAAGCTGCACCGTAGATGGTGTAAGCCGCGCTGGAGGTTGACGGCGTGCAGTTCTGGAATGCACCCGACACCACCATTGCAGGGCTGATCGGGATTGCCGTAGCAGCCGCAGCTACGTCAGCCGTCACCACGAACTGCATCAGCACGCCCGTGCTCTGACGAGATTGCGGGTTGACCGCAAACACGCCAGGGAACGAGATCACGGTGCCCTTTGTCAGCGTGCCGCCAGCGACAGCCGTCACAGTGATGCTGGAGCCGGATTGGCCCGTCATCGCCGCGTTGGTAGCCGTAGCCGCGCCGTTTGTGTGCGCAGGGCAGTTCTGATCCATGGCAAACGTCATGCCGAGCGAATCAACCACCAGGCCCTTGCTGTACTGGCTGGCAATCGTCGGCTGACTATTGAACAGACCAGACAGGCCGGACACCAGAGAGGCATTGAGAGCCGGACCCGCAACCATCATGCGTTGCTTATCACGCGGTGCTGCAAACTCGTCCAGCTTGCGGTTTGCGTCCGTGAAGATTTGCACCGAAGCAATCGACGTTGCCGGAGTCGCGCCACCAGCACCAGAAGATATGTTCGTCGCGTTCGCGGTGTTGAAGTACGCAACCTGCAGACCCTGACGGTCGATTTCGTTGGCAATCGTCGCCATCGCGGCCTGGAGCTTCTGCTCGAGGCTTTGCAGCGACAAGGTGCGCTCAACGCTCAGGAACGACATGTCAGTGCCGCCCTGAGAGAGCGTCAGCGCGGTCGTCGATTCCACAGTGGACTGCGGCACCGCCACGCGGCCGGCGCGGTAGGTGTAGCGCGGAGGGCGCTTGATGTTGATCGTGGTGCCAGGGCTGTAGCCCCGCGACTGGTTGCCGTCGAACTCGTCCTGCCAATCGCGATTGACGCCGCCAGCAAAGCCGAGCATGTTCTCAAGAATCGCCAAACCTTCTTTGGCGAGAATCGTACAGGTAGCAAGTGTGTTTGCCATGATTGAATCCCCAGAAATGAAAAAACCGCCCGAAGGCGGTTCGTATTGGTGAGGTCAGAGAGCTATCTAGCCCAGCGTGCGCCCTGTGCTTTGCGCAGCGCCATGTACTCATCCATGCTCATAGACGCAGGATCTTTCGTGGCCGCTCCGCCCGCGATGGGCTTTGCTGGTGTCGGTGCTCTGCTGACCGGCTTTTCGATTGGCTTGACGCTCATCTGCGCTTCAATGCGCGCCATGCGTCTGCCAAGTTGTGCAGGCGTAAGCCCCTGAAGTTCGGCTGCCAGGTCGGGGTTCTTCCCGAGGTAGTGCAACAGCGCTGCAGGATCTTCGGAGTCGAGAATTGCGTCACCGATGTCGGTGGGCTTGCCGCGCTGGTCGAAAAGCGGTCCGGCTTCTTCGGCAACGGCTTTGACAGCCTCGCCAAACTCACCCTTAAACCGCTTTTCACCCTCGCGGGCGATCTCGTTTGCCTTGTCCGTGACCCGCTCAACCTTGGCGATCTCTTTCGCCAGCTCGTAAGGGTCTACTTGCTTTGCTTGCTGCTCAGGCTGTCCGCTCGTCTGAGACTCAATAGCCGCAATCCGCTGTTCAAGGGCCTGCCGTTGGGCGCGCTCTTGGTACAGGTCTGCGGTGCGCTTGTCGATGCGCCGCTGCATCCGCTTGATGGCCTTATCGCCGTCATCCTCGGATGACTCAGGCTCTTGCGTTTGCTGCTGCTCGACTTCCTGCTTGGCGACTTCAGGAGCATCTTTCGCCGGTTCAGCCGTCTGATTTAGAGTCTCGACGACAGGGGAGACTTGGGTTTCTTCAGTCATGGTCATGCGGCTGGCCCGCAAGTGCGTTGGGAACTTAAAGCACCGCCATCAGTGCAGCGATGTATGCAATATCGAAGTCTTCGAGATCCTGCTGTGCGCGAGCCTCTTGCTCTAGCGCGGCCTGCAGTGCAATCTGCTGTCTCGCAATCTCCTGCGCATCGATCTGCGCGTTGAGCTTTGCGATGTACTGTCTAGCCAGAGCATTTGCCGCTCTAGCCTCGTCAATCGAATCCTGCAACACAGAAACGTAGTGCTCTGCCAGCGGATCAGGCTTAACCTTGATCGGCTGCGGTGCTGGGACATCATCTTGGATGATCCCCTGCTCGATGCGCCGCTTGCGCTTCTGAGCCTCTGTCTCGCCTCGTGCGGGCTGTGCAAACCTGCTGCCAGGCGTGACGATGAAAACCGCTTGCCCGCTTGCCGCTAGCTCAGCATTTGAGCCAGCCAGCGTGTATGAGCCCGCATCTCCCGCCAGCGCATAGGCCACAGGCCCGATGCTGGTATAGGTGAAAGTCCCCGCATTCCCGGCCAGCGCATAAGCACCCGCACTGCCCGAGAGCTTGCGAGCCAGCAGCAGCGTTCCAGACTGCCCCGTGGCTGCGTAGGCACCAGCAGAGCCAGAAAGCGCCCTAGAGGTCTTTAGAGTGGCTGCAATGCCACTTACGGCATACGAACCAGCCGCGCCGCTCAGGCTGTATGCAACGGCCCCAGCGCCAGGCGTGTAGGTGAGCGTTGCCGCTACACCCGACAGCGCATAGGTGCCGTTAGCACCAGCCAACTTCCGTGCCAGCGACAGCACGCCAGCGTTGCCCGTGACGGCATAAGCACCAGCGCTGCCAGGTAGCGTGTGGCCTACCTTGAATGTCCCGGACTGGCCCGTCAGGCTGTAGGCTGCCGCAGCCCCGCTAAGGAGCCGTCCTACCTTGAATGCTCCGGCGTTGCCGGTCGCTGCGTAGCTGCCAGATGCGCCAGATAGCGCGTATGAGACCGCCCCGCCACCTGAAAATGTCCAAGTGCTTAGGCCTAGAACACCATCAACAGGCTGCGCAGTTGCGCTTGCTGCAGTGCTGAACTGCTGATTGTTTATGCCATCGACAAGAGCCGATGTGCCCGGCGTTGCCGGCGTTGCAAAGCTGTCGTGAAAGACGACGCCATCAATCAGCGTCGAGGCCATTTAGTTGTACTCAAACCACGCCCCGTTAATCAAAAGCTTGCGGTTTGCTGTCGTCACTGCAAATGTAGACCAGACAACAAGGCCTTCGCCAGCAACCAAGACAAGCTCATCGTCTTCCTCTGTCGGGTTCCATTCGTCGGTCTGCGCCGACCAGTGACCGCCACCGCCGGTCACAAGGTCCATGGTGTTCCCGACAAAGCTGAACACAGCAGCGCCCAGCGTCACGGTAAGGCCTGTTGATGCAGTGGCAATCAGGCCCTGTGCGGCTGCGTCAGCAGTTTTGCGCCTTGCTGGCGTCGTGGTCGTGGCAGACAGCGTGCCAGTGAACGTGATGCGGTTGACGTTGATTAGCGGTGCGATCAGATCGACAGCCAGTGTCGTGCTGAAGTTGTGTTTAAACGTCATCCGGTCAATCGCCATTTTGACCGTGCTAGTCAATGGATTGATGATGAACATAAATCCGGTCGTGGTGCCTGTATGGACTGCGGCAGGGATTGCCTGAGCAGGGATGACAAACTTATGCTGTCCTACCAGATCACGCTCTGTGCTGGGGATGAAGAAATACTCTTCGACCGTGTTCGCGCCAACAACGCTTTCCTTGGTGCGGATCTTCTTCCCGGTGTTTCCTGTGTCCAGCGGCAGGATGACGACTTGGTCTGTCTTGGCTGCCATATTTATGTCTCGCTGAACACGCCGTTTACCGCATCGGGCGTGAACGTGAACGTATCTCCGTTCGCGCCATTCATCACGATGCTGGACCCGTTGTCCCAGTATCCGATCATCAGGTTGACCGTCTTGTCAACCAGCAGCACATAGCGAAACGTGAACCCGCCACCGCTTGCCGTCCATGTCGTCGGTGCCGTGAGGATCAACTTTGCGGTGCCCGTCGTCTCAGTGAAACTCGTCGTAGTGACGTTGGTACCGCCAGCCGTATATCCGCCACTGGTCGCCAGATCCGAGGTGCCAGCCGTGAACGTGGTGGCACTCGGAGCGGTGTTTGTCAGTGCAAACGCCCACTGATCCGTGGCGCAGTTGATCGTGTTGTCCTTGGCAACAACGCTGCCAGCGATCTTGTTATAGGTTGCCATCGCTCACCTCTTGCGGTTGCAACTCTTCGCTGATGTCGCCCTGATACACCGCGCCACTCGGTGCCGTAATGCTCATGCGCTTGCGCTTGGGAGGGTTCATCGCACTCACAAGCTGGCCCAAGAGCGCCACAGCATCTGGTGCTGGCTTGGCTTCCTTTGGCTCTTTGTCGAAGTCTGCGTTGACATCAGCAGCAAGCCCAGGCGGAGGCATCATCTTTGCCACCAGCATTTGGATCATGCCTTTAAGTTCCTCGACCTCGTGCTTGGTCTCGTTGTTCATTGCGGCAATCCGCTCCTGAGACTCTAGGCGGGCTTGCTCCATCTCCTGCTTGGACTGAAACTCTGCCATCGCGCGCTGCGCTTCCATCTTGGCAATCTCAAGCTTGTTTTGCCCCTCGGCCTGCTTGACAGCAATTGGGGACTGAGCCTCTTGCAGCGCTTGCTGTAGCTGCTGGATCTCCTGCGCGGCCTGCTGCAGAGCCTGCTGCACTTGAGGCGGGAGCGGCTGCTTGCCTTCGTCTTCAGGCTTCTCCAGCAACTGAGGCGGGATAGTCTTCTCAAGCCTGTCCGCGATCTCATCCGCACCAGGCCAATCCATCGCACGCACGATCTTGTCTCCAGCGGCCTGCCACAGCATCGGATAGTTCTGCCCTAGCTGCAGCATCGCATCAACAGCCTCTGCACGCTGCGTGGTGTAGCTGGGGCCGACGCCGATGGTCACATCGTACTTACCGACCGTCAGATCGTTTAGCACGGTCTTGATCGCGCCCTTGTCGTCCATTTCAGGCTGCGGCAATGGCTGGTTCACTGGGACCATGTCCATCTTCTCGTCCTTGCCGAGAATGCGCATGATCCGTGGCGTGTCATACACCTTCGGGATCATGTTCACGATGCACCGTCCAGCGTGCCTCAGAGTGCGGGCCATGTTGTCCGCAAAGTGCATGTTCGCCGTGTCGCCCTCACGCTGCCGTGCAGTGATGGCGCGCCCGGAAGTCTCGTTGCCCTTTGCGCCCAGCGAGGCGTCAAAGATCCCCGTCGTTGCCTTGATGTTGTCGCTGGCGTGCATCGCCATCGCAAGAACACCAGTGGGCACATCGGCCATCTGCTGACGCTGTGGAGCGCCCGCTAGGTTGCCGTCGACCGTGACGGGGTCATACTCGAGGAACGGGAATGAGCGCCGGTTAGCCTGCTGCCATGACTTCTTGGCAGTCTCAAACTGGCCGACAGCGCCGACAAATGGAGTCTTTGGACGAAGCGCAACCTCTTCTGTCGCACTCGTCATCCAGAAGTTGTACATGCGCTGCGGGTCACGCGCCCACCGCACCATGCCATTGCGCCGAATTCTGCCGTTTACTACGTGCTCATCCCCATAAACCGTGAAAACGGGTATCCACTTACACGGGATCTCTGTTTCCTCGAGCACATCCACGCCCGTGATCTTGTACCAGCAGACAGTGCGCCGCTCAGACTTGCGCGACATCGGCTTTCCGTCAGATCCGACGCTGATCTCTTGGCCTGGCTGTAGCTCGTCCTCGAATACGTCCTGCCCGTCAACCGTGCGCACAAGGGTGGCCGACTCGACCTTCACCTTGTAATACTCAGCCACGCGAATGGAGTCATCCGACATCCAGATGACTGCGGTGTCGCCGCTACCGACAACAAGGCTCTCGGCGCTCGTTGCCTTGGCCTTCGGGTACATCGAATCGAACTCCTCGCGGCTGATTAGCTCAGTCACGAAGCACCAGTTCATGTCCGAGCCATCAGGCTCCACGCTCCACGGGTCAATGTAGACCGTGAACGGGTTTTGAATGCGCCTGAGCTTGATGTCCTGGTCGAAGCTCGCTTCGTCGGTGTACTCAGTTCCGAGGCGGAAGTACCCAAACCCGCCGATGGTCGCGTGGCTTACAGCCGTGTCATAGCACGCATCGGCGTTGCTGTTGTACTCAATGTACTTAATCGCGCCCTGGATCACTTCGGCAATCTCAGGGTCTGCATCGCTGTCAACCGGATGCACCTTGATCGAAGGTCTGTTCTGCCTCTGATCGTTGACGACTTGGTGCACGAACGCCGGCAACTTGTTGATCGTCAGACACGGCCGCTGCTCCACTTGCGTGCGCATGCGCCTGTCGTCAGCATCCCATTGCTCACCAGCGAGGAAGGCATGGTCAATCGCCGCTTCCTTGCGGTTTTCGCTGTCGTGCTTAATGACGGCTGCCAACCGATCCCTGGCTTCCTTCAGCAGGGAATCGGTGTCTTTTGCCATCGTTTATTGCTTCGGTGCTCTCACCATGACTCGCGGGCTGACCTGTATGTCAACAAACCCATGATTGCGATACCAGTTGCCGAGATCCCATTGACTCTTTTCAGAGTCGTAAGGCTCGACAACCACCAGCAGCGCTAACGCTGCCTTGTCTGCTTCCTCGGCCACCTGCTGTAGAAGCGCTGTGCCGTGCCCCTGGCCTCTGTCGCTGCGCTTGACCTGCATGCTGGTGATCTCGCGTAGCTTGCCGCGCATGTTGGACGGCACTGCGTAGCTGTAGCTGACCACGCATGACGCGGGGCCTAGAGCGTGGCGTCCGTTCTTCATGACATCCAAGAGCCGCCGAACTCTTCTTCCTCTTCGACGGGCGCTTCGGGCTTCTTCCACGCCTTCCGTGCGCCCTCGCAGGCATAGCGCAGAGCGTCGATTACGTGGTTGTCCTTGTCTGCCAGCTTCGGAAGCACTTGGCCCGTCAGCGTGTCAGTCTCGTAGCTGTACAGTGTCAACTCATCGACCAAGTGCTTGCACCGAGGATGCACAACGATGTCGAATGACTTCAGGAACTCGACGCCCTCTTCGACAGACTTCGCACCCTTGATCGCGGCATTGATCTTCGGATAGCCGTGCTTGCGCATGTAGCTGATCGTCTCTGGCCTGGCACTGTCTGCCGTGATGAACCACTTGCGCGAGTCAGGCACACGGTCAAACAGATCAGGCAGTAGATCAATCTCGCATCCCACCATGTAAGCCTCGTGATCGACGTAGAGTTTTTTGCCCTTGATGTAGCAGCGGATCAGGACGCTAGGGTCAACGCTGAAGCCCCAATCTGCGCCTAGCCTGAACGTGGCCGTCTCGTCAGTCTCAAACTCTTCGATGGCCCAGTTGCGGAACACGCGGGCTTCGCTGTTGCGCTGGTACTCACCCAGCCACACATGCGCGAACTTGTCAGGGTCGCGCCTCTGGTCATATTCCAGTTCGGTGCGCAGGACATCGGGCAGCCAGGGGTTGTCTCGGTAGTTGGCTTTGACGACAACTGCGCCAGGAGGTGGCGTCTCGCCGCGAAGCAGCGTATCTACAGGATCTGTAGCTAGATCAGGGTTCCAGCTAAACCACAACTCTGAATCCGGCTTGCGGATCGTCGGGCGCAGCAGATCAAGCGACCGTTGGCTAAGGCTCTGCGCCTCTTCCACCCAAGCTACGTCATAGCCCTCAAGAGACTTGATCGTGTCAGCCGTGTGGTTCTGCATCCCTTGGAAGATGATGCGACCACCAAGGGCAGACCGGATCTCGTCGTGCTTGATGTCGAACATGTCCGACTGACCAAGCTCTTCGATCTTCAGTTCAAGAAGCTTCTTGACCGACTGATTCAGAGACTTCTGAACCTCACGCACGCAAACGATGTCGGTGCGCCCGCCAATGCTGCGTGCAATCACCATCTCTGCAAAGAAATGGCTCTTGCCGGAGCCTCGACCACCCCAAGCAGCTTTGTATCGTGCAGGCGCAAGAAGCGGCTTAAACGCCCTTGGAACCGGCCTGCGTGGCTTCTGCTGTATCAACTACGTCCCACGTCATCTGGCGAACGCCAACGGTGCCGCTATGGGCCAGATCAAGCTTGTCGCCGTACTTCTTGGGCAGCATCTTTGCCAAGATCCACTTACGCGCATCAATCTGCAGGCGAGAGCGTTCGACCATGTCGCCTTCGACTTCCTCGATGCCGCCGTCAGCCTTGCGCGTGATCTTCACGCCAATGCGCGCTTCGTCAGCAAGATCAATGATCTGCTCCGCGTGCTTTTCGTAGCCTATTTCCCTGGCTCGCGCGTAATTCGCAGAAAAGCCATGAACGTCATCCAGCGCCCAAGATCGCACCGTTGATTCCGCAGGCATGTCTGCATCTTTGCAGATAGCGTTCAGGCTTTCGCCTTCTGCCAGCCTTGCACAGATGATGTCTGCTTTCTCCTGCGAAAACATGGCAAATCGCGCCTCTCGGCTGTCATGAGGAAAGCGCCTCAAGTCGCAAAGATAGATATGTTCAGACTATCTAATTTCTTCAATCTAGGCCCGTTTCTGTCCGCTGTCAAGTGATCGGGCTACACATCGCGCTTAACAAATGATTTAGCCCCATAAACCCATGCTTCAGTCGTGATGTCGCATCCAGCCGGCAGCGCATGTGGGGCGTCAATGTTGCCAAAGATTTCATCTTCTTCAACGCCAGGCCGCGCGTTCCCGTAAACGTCGCGGCATTGATAAACCGCAAGCATCCTTGACGCGCCGCCTCCTGTGGCAAACCAAAGTGCGTTTTGCTTTACAAGTGCCATTTTTTAGACCATCCCACAGTCAGCCATCGACTCAAACGGATGAAGTTGCCCCTCCGATTTGGCCCGGTTCGCTGCCATGAGTGTAGCCTCGCGCAGCGTTTCATAGAACGCAGTGCGCCCGATTCCGTACCGCTTGAACACCTCTGGATTGTTGTCCCAAGCCGTTCCGCAGACGTAATAGGCGTAGAGGATGCCGCTGCGCTTGTCGTCCATCCTCATGACGACCGATTGAATGGCGCGTGACTGCGGGCTCAGGCGGATCTCGGATACCGGCCGTGACTCGCTGGGCATCGGAAGCATTGCCCATGCGCCTGTGATCCTCAACCTGGCCCAGAACTGCGGCCTGCGAGCCCACGCGCCCCATTCGTGGAGGATGGACTGACAGTTGGTGTAGTGGTTGTCTCGCTTCACTCGGCATCCTTTGTGAACGTGTACCGCTTTGGCCGTCTGATAGTCACTGTCTTGGCTTCATTGCCAGACCAGTCAGCGTCATAGTCCTTGCCGAACGAGTCAAATTTCAGGCTGTTGAGGATCTTCAAGCTGTCAACCAACACAGCGGCAAATGCTGGTGGCATAGGCTCAGGCAGTCCACGCCACTTGCGCCACATCGGATATCGACAAAGTTTGTTGTCTAGCCAGTTCATGCCGCCTCCATCACACGCAAGACCCGCATCGCGCCCTCGACATCAGTGACCGTGGCTACAGGGCCACCGCGCCAAGAGTCCAGGAAGTCTCGCTGTAGGGCTGTGTAGTCGGCTGCACGGGGGTTCTTCTTGCCTACCGTGCGCTTGACTTCTACCAGCGCTGTCTTCTTGGCAAACCCGACGCAGAGGTCAACGGGCAGGCCAATGATCCAGACGCTTGCGCCGGCTGCGCGTAAGGCTTCGACTATTTCCTTTTGATTTTCGTCTACACGGGCCGCAAAACGGTTAATGCTCATTTGCTTTCCTTGGCAAGCAACCCAGCAAACGGGACGGGACACACGGGACAAAGGGAACGGGACAGAAAACGGGACGGGACATGTCCCGTTTCCCTAAGGGCCATGTCCCATGTCCCATTGTCCCGTTTTGGTGTCCCATCTGTCCCGTTTTGGCTGATTTCAGACATTTTGTGTCCCACTTTTAGATGCTCCTCAAAACCAAAATATGCTTGTCTGCGACCTCAATGAACCCTGATTTGATGGCCCAAGCGCGAGCGCGGAAGTACGCTTTGCGGCGCACTTCTGGGTCTGTGGACTCCATCGTTTCGTAAAAGACATGGCGAACCTCCTTCTCTAGAGCGCCGTTCTGGCAGCAGTTAAGGAACTCTGCATTCCTGCCGCTGCGACCAGAAGCGACCTCAAGCTGTCGGGCTTGGTCAAGCTCTGGGCCTTCTGCGACATATCGAGCGGCAAGGGATGTGATTTCGTCTCCGTCTTCGTCGTGGCCTAAAACATGCTTTCTGAGACCAAATGCAGCATCTGGAGGAAGCTCACCATCCTTCTGCTTAAACCATGTCAGGGTGGCGAGCATCTCTTTCTCATCGCGGAAGACGCCGATAAGAAAGTCTGTGTTGCCGAGCATCGTGCTCGATCCACGAGGACGCTCTGTGGCGCTGTGTCCGCTGTGGTGAACAACTAAAACAAAGCACTTCCACAGCGCTCTAAAAGCGTTTCCGAGGCCCCTGAGGTATGCCGGTACGTCTGTGGCGCTGTTTTCGTCGCCGTCAAATGTCTGGCTGAGGGTGTCAACAAAAACGGCAGTCGGAACAACGCCAGCGGTCTTTGCGGCCTCAACAACCGTCTGGCAGTTCTGCGAAAGATTTACGGCTACAGGCACAACGTGGAACTCAATGGCCCCCCAATGAAGGCCCCGCTCCATGTGCCAGGCTTTGATCCGACGCCACAGACCCGTCCCACCTTCGGCTGCGATGTAGATGACGGGGCCTTTGGTGGTCTTGAATCCAAGCCAACGCATGCCGTGGGCGATGTGCAGGGCAAGATCAAGCGCGACAAATGACTTGAAGGTGCCAGATGCCCCGAACATCATCCCAACGCTGTCGGCGGGGATCAAAGTCTTGACGGACCATGACACGGCCTGGCTGGCCTGCTCGAGTTGTGCGAGACTTAGGAACGGCAGTTGATATGCCGCCGCCTTAGCTTCGTTTTCATTCTTGTGGATGCGGATGACCTTGCCGAGAATTTCATCGGCACCGCCCATTCTCTGCACTAAGGCATCAACAGCATCACCCAAGTCATCTGTAGGTATCGCCATCACGATCTGGCCTCACTGGCTAAGTAGCTGATGCGCCCGAAGGCTTTGGACAGCCGCTCGCGGTCCTTCTCTTCAACAGGCGTGCCGTGGGATAGATTTGCCGCAACGATTGCCACAAATAGGGCCTCAGACTCAAGCATTTCGAGCGCTTGACCCTTGGATAGCAGGGACACCCGCTTAGGGGCTGCATGGCCCATTCCGTAGCCTTGGCGCGGTGGGAACAGCGCCTCCATGTCCAAGCCGATGCGGCTTAGTACGTCATGGATGCCGCAACCGGCAAAGCATTTGATGAGCACGCGCCCATCGGATAGAGACTTGATCGACAAGCTAGGGCTGCGGTCTTCGTGTGCTGGACACTTCGCAGACCACTGGTCCCCGCCTCGAGCGTGAACGCCGTCTAGCTTTGACAGGATGAGTTCGGTGTTGGCGTTCATGCTCCCCCCTCAAACTCATCATCCCGAGCCAGCATCCAAAGGAACTTCTCCATTGCTTCCCGGCTGTCAAAAGCCCGACCTTCCGCGAACCACTGCCGGCCGAGCACATCGCCTATCGGCTTGTCCTTGACCTTCGCAGCAAGCGCAGCCATAGCCGCAACGAACGGGTGCCCTTTGCACCAGGCCATCGGGTGAGAGGGGTTGGGGTTCATACCGCACCCCACACCGTGCGTGCCCAGCTTGAGCACTCACGCGCACTGATGACGCTAGGGATAGGGTCGCCTGGGGCAACCTGATGGCGAGAATAGGTAGGCGAGCTAGGGCAGATTGTCACGATGGTCTGCGCCGTCACCACAGCCTCAACCGGCATCTGATACCGCTTCTCTTTCCAGTGCGGGCTGACGACCTTCAAGACCCGAGCAGACTTCGGGATCGGCTTAGGCTTCTTCACCCGATCCTTCTGCAGCCGGCCGCAGCCAGGGCAATCCGGAGTGCGTTCCTCAGGCCCACGGACGTATGTGGCTGCGGCTTCGGGAGTCGAGAAGAAGCGCGCTTCGTACTTGCGCCCGACTTCCTTGTGGATCTGGTGAGCCAACAACATCCGATAGAACATCCGCGCGATCGCCCTGCAGTCGCTTTGGATGATTGCCAGCGCCTCGGCCTGAGTCGCGCCACCTGGGCGGGAGCAAAGCTCTTGAACACGGCTGCGCGGCCCTTCGGCCATAAGTTTGAGATGCCAACGGGTAAGACCGCTCATTTGATGTCCTTTGGGTTGATACAGGCTGCGCACAGCCAATCTCGGATGCCCCTGTGGAAGACGCGCTTGCGTCCGAGGGCGCTTTTCTTCTGGCCGCACTTGCTGCACAGGAATGCGATGTGATGGCCCATGCCTACGGGGACGAACCGCACGTCGGGGGTGCTGCGGGTGGTGTCACTCATGTGTCCTCCCGAAGGGGGATGATTACCTTAACAACACCCTGCGAAGCTAGGGGGGTGGCGCTCTGAGTGTGGTTTACCGCACAGAAGTCTAGACTTCCCGCCCCGCACACTAATGCCGGGGAAGAATCATCCGCAGAAACCTCGACGACCGAAAAAAGAGCCGTGAAGCGGCGGTTTTCGCATTGCCAGGTGCCGTTGACAATCTGCGCTGCTGGCGTCATGTCACCCTTTGTTTGCCTTGTATTTCGCTCGCAACCCGAGCAAATTCCAAGGGTTGCGCCCGTGATCCTTCGATAGCCTGGGCATGTTGCTTGGTCGTCAAGGGTTGGCATGCTCAGGCAAACAGGTCTGCGTTCTTCTGCGTGGCCGCAGCAAGGTTGGCAACGGACTGCTGAAAATAGCTTGCCTTCAGTTCCGCGCCGACAAACTTGCGTCCCATTTCTAGTGCGATGTAGCCCTCGCTGCCGATGCCCATGAACGGCGACAGCACCACATCGCCGGGATTGCTCCAAAGCATCACACCGCGCCGGATGACATCAAGCTGCAGGGGGCAAATATGGCGCTCGTCGTCATGCTCTCTGGCACTCATGTACTGAAGGGTATCGCTGGCGTTGATATCCATCCAGACAGGAGATGCCACACGCTGCCACAAGCTCACAGGAAACTCTTCATTCGTGTGCGTGACATGCTCTTCAACCTCTCCAAGTTTGCGAACCGTGATGAGGTAGTCAGGGATTCCCATGCGGGTCATTTCGCTACGCTCACGGATGCTCTTGTGCAGCAGTCCCAGCGCCTTGGTGCGGGTCATCGCTGTCACAGGGTCTTTCCAGATCGTCGTCTTGCTGTGGAAGACAAAACCGTGCCGCTGAAACGCACGCAGCAAGTCTCCTGGGAAGTCTTTTAAACCGATGTAGCCGTCGCGCTCTTTGCTGGCTGGCATGTCCATGCAATGAAAGCTAATGTTCCGGCCAGGCTTGATGACTCGATGCAGTTCTGCGATAAGAAAGTCAAGATGCTCAAAGAACTCTTCATCGTTGCGCACGTTACCCATGTCTCGCGGGCTGTTGCTGTAGGTGTATAGGCTGGCAAACGGAGGGGAAAAGATGCTGTATCCCACTGAGTTGTCTGGCAGTCCTTTGAGGACTTCCACGCAGTCTCCGTGGTATGCGGCATATTTGTCGGTGACGACTTGATCGATGCAGTTCATGAGTTCCCCAAGAATCCAGGCACCTTGACGCGGTGCGCTGCGTTGTGAATGTTTGTCTGCCGCGTGCTGCCAGTCACGGACTGCATCACGGCGTCTCTGGTTTCAGCGCTCAGGCTCTCGGCCATCTGTATGGCGTCTCTCTCTTTGCGCCTGAGGTTGGCCACCACTGCTCCCTCGGCTTCTGATGCAAAGACATGGACGTGAACATCGCGCTTCTGGCCGAAACGCCAGCAACGGCGAACGGCTTGGTAGTAGCTCTCGAATGAGTCAGTCACGCCGACAAACGCCATCCTTGCCGAGTGCTGCCAGTTCAAACCAAACCCGCAGATGCTAGGCTTGCTGACCAAGACCCTGAACTTGCCGGCTGCAAAATCTGCGAGCCGTTGCTCTTTGACTTCGGCACTGTCGGCACCAGCGATCTGCACGGCACCGTTGATGGCCTTTGTGAGCGCATCGCCCTCGGCGTTCAGATCGCACCAGACCACCCATGGCTCGCCCGCGTCGGCGTTCACGATGTCGGCGCACTCTCGTACACGATCGCCAACGCTCAGACGGCGCGCATCGCGGCGCTCGCTCAGGGTCATGGCCTCGGTAGCGAACAGGGCACCGTTCGTCGGCATCTCAGTGCTGACCGTATGCTCGTGCATGTGCAGTGGCGGCAGTTCGTACATTCCACCATCAAAACCAAGGTCCGACGGGCGGCGCACAAGCGCACCCCACTGGCATACCCAACGCCAGAATATATTTCTTGCATGGCCCTTCAGCCGCCAGACGGATGTGTCGCCGCCGTCGTGTGTAAAGTACTCGGCCAGCATCTCGGCCCGCGTGCAGACGCCCAAGAACTCTGCATGCGTGCCAAGCTCAGTCCAGTCGTTCGGGGCCGGCGTTGCTGTAGCGCATAGCTTAAATGGAGTCTCGCGGAATGCTGTCAGCAGAGTCTTCAGGGTCTTGGTATCGTGGTGCTTGATGCACGATGACTCGTCAAGCACGACAGCGCCGAACTGTTCAGGGTTGAATCGGTGCAGCCGGTCATAGTTCGTGATGACGATGCCGCTGTGCGGCTCTGACCCATCCCGACAGTGGGTTACCTCTATGCCGATCTCTGCGCCTTCCTGCGCTGTCTGCGCGGCCACAGCAAGAGGTGCAAGAATCAACACGGAGCGTTTCGTATGCTTGCGCACCGCATCTGCCCATGCAAGCTGCATCCGGCTTTTGCCGAGCCCAGTATCAGCAAATATCGCTGATCTACCCCTGCGGAGAGACCAAGCGACTAAAGCCGACTGATG